TGTATCTATCTCGGTTAAATCTTTACATTGAGTTTCTTGATTGAAAGACCATACTTGTCCCTCGAAAACATTGAAATCTGCCATATATTCTTGGTTAAATTCTGATTCTGACATAGTTCTTTTAGCTTCTACTATATCTTGTTCGGAAATACGTGGGTTTTCGTGATAAGTTGCCTTAATTGAGCACCACTCTGGAAAATCATCTGAGAATCCTCTGTACCAGAACTCTGCAAACCAATTGTTTCGCCCCCTAGGTGTAGAAATAAAGATAGCTTTTGAGTTTTCTTTGTCTAGTGTGGGTCTTAGTGCAACATTGAACGCATCTCTACCATCAACTAGTGCTGCTTCATCGAATATAATTAGGTCATAACTTCTACCAACTACTGAATCTACCTGATTTACAGAACCCATTCTTATAGTTGAGTGATTAGATAGTTCTATTACTTTATCTTTTGCGTTATCTCTTACAACTTCTAAATCAAAGTGTTTGATTAGTTGTCTTTGTAGTTCAAATGAAATTTGTGATAATGAATAATTTGGAGACATCAATAGAACATTGGCTCCTGGGACTAGTGTTATTAACTGTCCTATAATATTTGCTATATAAGTTTTACCCTGCCTACGAGAAACTGCAGCAGTTACAAAACGATACTTGGGATTGTTGATAGCATTGATAATGCCTGTCTGTGAAGTGTTTGGAGTAATGCCTAGCAAATCCATGTACCCATCTATAGGTAGTTTTATGAATTTTCTTTCGTCAAAAGACATTAACTCATTGGAGAGTACGTCTGTTCTACTAATTTCTATCAATGTAATATCTCGTCATCAAATAAATAATTAGGGTCTTCTTCATCAATTAAACCCTCCTCTGCAGCTATATGGTGTAAGTATATAAAAGAAGCTGACATCATTTTTAAATTTTGTTCGCTTTTACTTAAAGTTCTTCTTTCTTCAGTACTCATCAATTGTTTTAAAAACTTACCAGCGTGAACTACACCCTCATCGAGCCATAGTTTTCTTCCGCTTACTTTCGACATTACCTTCTCCTTTTAATTCCAAATACTCGTTTCTGTGATTTTGGTGGTCTCTTTTTAGAACCACCTTTTCCAGCCCAAAAGACTTTATTAGCCCAATAAGCTGCGGATGATTTACCCTTTCTTATATTTTTTGCATGACGTGCCTTAAAAGAACGTCTTGCTGCAGGTGAATAATTGTGTCCCATGCCTTTGGCGCCGAAACGTATTATCTTAATTTTCCCCCCTATACGTACGGCCACAACTGCTTTCTTGCTCTTATGCTTTGGTGTACGTTTTGGTTTGTTTAAACCTTTTAATCCTGCTCTTTTTAATCTTGCCTTTTCTCCAGGTGTCATAATAACTCTATATCTCCGCCAACATTTAATCTTGTATCGTGGCGGCTTGGCGCTACTCCATGGTAACACTCATTTGAAAATAAGTATAAATCTCCAACTTTTGGAAAGAGTCTAACATATTCATTTATATCTTTTTTATCATGAATAGTTAGTTCTCCCTCTCCTTCTAGGTAGTAACAAAATGAATAACCCTTTACTGGTCTATTAGTGCCAATTTGGTATATATGGTGGTGTACTGGGATATAAGTATTAAAATTATATTTTAAACCCCAGGAGTTATTAAATCTATATTTTGTATGCCCTAAACTTTTTAAAACCGTTTCAATATATATTTTTAATTCTTGTAACGGTTCATCATTTAATAAACTAGAATGAGTTGTTAACGGTCTAGTGTCATCTTGTTGCCAAACTAAATTATTATTTACATGGTACTTTAATTCTGCCATGTTTAATTTTTTATGTGTTATATTTAATTTAGCTTCTTTAACATAGTCTGGTTTCCCAAACTCTAAAGGTTGCTGGCCTATGACCATTAGTTCTCCTATCTACGTTTCTTCATTATTCTGCCGACTCTTGCTTTCTTTGCAAAAGTAGCTTTTCTAGGTGATTTAGTTTTACCAAACCTTGGTCCAACTCCTTTAGGTGCTGCACCATAAAAACCACCAGGACTTCCCATTGGGTTTTTAGTGTTAACAAAAGTTCCAGCTGCTGCGTTCATATCTCTGGTAATACCTAACTTTAATCTGTGTTTACGGATTTTTTGAGTTCCATGTTTACCAGTAGGGCCGCTTAAAAATTTAGCCATTTCTATCTCCATTGAGCATTTTATTTATTTGCTCATCTCGAAAGGTACATTTATTCATTGATAAATAGTCTTTCAGTTTTCTTAAGTTCTTTAAATGTTTTCTTCGTTTAATTATAACTATTGCTACGGCTTTTTCAATTACCGTTAAGTTTCCAGACATTTCATACTTTGTTTGAAGCTGGGGTTTAGTCATAAGTTACTTCCTTTTTCTAGTTGTTCTTCTTTTTCTTTTTACAAAGGTTGATACATTTCTAGGTTTTCCTCCTGGATTACCTGCTCTTCTCTTCCTTGTAACTGCTGACCTTTTCTGTGCAGCAGTCATTCTTCGGGCTTTACTAGCGGGTACACATTTAGGATACCCTCCTTTGCCTCGTGCAGATTTTCTTCCGCAGGGTGGATGTCCTCCACCTTTTCTTTTACGAGAAATATCTACCCAACCTTCTTTAAACCATTTTGTTAGTCCGCCTTTAGGTTTTGCCATTATTTTCTCTTACGTCCAGTACCCATACGATACCTTCCGCCTTTGGCTTTGTAAGTCCTTACTAGCCATCCATTAGCATATGCTGATGGGTATACTTTAAACTTTCTCTTTGCTTGTGCTTTTACTCTTGCATAAAGAGAAGGGTTTGTAGGAACAGGTCTTTTCTTTGCGACCTTCCTTTTTGATTTTCTTTTTCTAACTGCCATAATTAAAGTGTAGAGCTCCCCACTCATTACTGAAGAAGAGAGCACTACTAGGGTATTAACCTATTTGTCCTTGGCTTTCCACACGTTTAGTGCGCACCAGTCTACAACCATATAAACTTTCTTCATCCAACCATCATCAAGTGGGGTTGGAGTAATAGCTGCTACAAATGAGCAGATTGTTACGATTACAGGGACAACTGATATTAATTTTCCTATCCATAAGAAAAAATCTATCATATCTCTCTCCTCAGTCCTTTCCGCTCTTTCGAGCAAGACTGCTTAAACCACTATGTATTAGCCGTTGTGGTTACTATTCGGCTTGTATTCAGCTTTTCTTTTAGCTGCAATTAATTTATCTTTTATATCGACTTTGCCGTCTCCGTTTAAGTCATTAGGGTTTAGCCCTAATATAAAATTCCATATTCTTTTCCACATTTTATAAATCCTTATATTTTGATAAGTGTTCGCACCATATAGGATGCCAACGTAAGTTCCATTCATGCCAGGGGGCAAATACCCACCCGAAGTGTAAAATTTGTGCTGCTTCATAATTAGCAGGGTCTGTTACACCTTTCTTTAGTAGCTCTAGTTCATAAAAATTATCAGCTACTACTTGACACCTATTTACAAACTGACTTCCAATTATCTCATGATTTAATAAATACATAAGGTTCATTACGCCTTGGTCTGCTAAAGTGCCTCCGTTTTTTGTTGCTGTGAATGGATTCAACCAACAATAAAACTCTTTTGTTCTTTTCCAGTTAATCATACTAGAATGAAATAGAAACATACAAGTTTGGAAAGCAGAAGCAGTACCTTTTAAACTTACTAATCTTTGCCAATTATTCTGTGTATAACTTAATAAATCATTTATTTCCTTAACAGGTATCATAAACTGATAATCTAAATCTTTTCTTCCATCTGGGTTTGCATAAAATTTACGTTCATCTCTATTTTCTAGGTTTAGATTTATCTTATCTAGTATAATAGTGTCTAAATCGCAAAAGAATATCCAATCCCATTTTTTAAAATATTCATTAAATATAGTTAGTTTATGAAATTTATTATCTACTACGGTTAAGTTAGAATAAAACACTTCTTCTTTTAAATCATGTTCTGTTCCTTCTGGTAGTATAACTACTATGTCGTCTTTCCAGTTCCCTGTAGTTCTAGCTTGATGTATACTAGACTTAACAGCATCTATATGAATTTGGTCTCCGACAAAGACCATTACATTATTACTCATTTTCTTCCTGATAGAAGAAGTGGAGACCCCTCGTTATTTATTCGTGTCATGAAATAACTTCATGCTCTTGCGCTTAGTATAGGGTCATCCACTTCAATTAAAAATTGATCACCTCCTCAGGTTATTATTTCTTTCGCTTTCTTTTTAGGATAGCTTGTTGTAATTTCTTAGGTAGTTTCTTTTGGGCAGCTGTTAAGCCTCCCATAGACTTCTTCTTCTTTCCGCCTTTCTTTTTTGGTCGGCCTCTTTTAGAGCCGTAAGTTCCTTTGCCTTTGGGCATCTTTTTCTCCTAAGTCCATCGAGGTGGCTCGTCTGGACACTCAGCCCATCTTAACTTTGTTTTGAGGGGCATAAAACATTTACATACTTTACAAGTTTTCCAAAATTTACTATACTTTGGACACTTCTTGCAAATTTCTAGTCTTTGTTCAGGTGTCTTTTTCTTCACTTAAATTACTTCTTAAGTGCCTAGGTTGTGTAACTTTGTTTTTTCTTTGTAAGTTAGTTTTCCTAGCAAGTAGTATTTTCATTCTACTTGTGAGTGGTGTTTCTTCTGTTGTTTCTTCGACTGCTTTTTCCATAGCTTCTTTAATCTTTTTAGACATTAATATATTCCCATGCTTCTTTTTCAGTCTCGTATTGAGTCAGTCTGCCTTCGTCATCTCTAACGTTCCAAACACCTCTTTTAACATACATCTGCCACCCTTCAGGTAATTGATTACCTTTTGTTTTTGGGGATTTAGATATATCTTTCTTTTCGTATTCCATTTCCATTATTTTCTCCTAGTGCACTGTTATCATGGTGATAATTACACCGCTTAAGCTTACAAGTAAAAAACCTGCACATGCTATTAAGATAGATTCTATTCTAGTAGTCTTTTCATCGATTCTATTAAATCTATTATCAGACTCTTCTTCGATATCTTCTATCTTGTTAAAAATTGTTTTCCAACGTTCAGCGCATATAGCTTCGTGTTTTGCTAACTCTGCAGCTACTGCTTCTACTGAATCCATTGTTTGCTCCGTTTTACTTTGTGGATAATTCCACATGATATGAAAATTATATCAAAATTCTACCTCGATGTCAAGTACTATTTTCGTATGGTATAGATTTTTACTGGCTCCGACTTGCCTTTTACAGTCACCTCGTCAAGGAATTCATATTCATTTTTACTACCTTTACTGTGCTCAGATATAATTAAGTCTACGTCATATTCTTTACAGGAGGATTCTAGTCTAGCTGCAAGATTTACAGCATCACCAAGAACACTATAATCAAAACGAGTACTAGAGCCGAAGTTACCTACAACACACTGCCCTGTATTAATTCCAGTTCCTGTATGAATTTGATCGAGTCCTTCTTCTTCAAGTTCTTTATTTAAGTCTACTAGAGCTTCTCTCATTTCTAGTGCACATTTGATTGCGTTTTCTCTATGCCATATATCTTCAAGTGGAGCTCCCCAGAAAGCCATAATACAATCTCCCATATATTTGTCGATTGTTCCCCCATGTTTAAGTATGATTTCTGTTTGATTATCCAAAAATCGGTTGATTAATTTTGTAAGACCTTGAGGATTATATTGATATTTTTCTGAAATCGGTGTAAATCCTCTGATATCAGAAAAAAGAAAAGTTAGTTGTTTGGTTGACCCACCCAATCTCAGTAATGTTGGGTCGTCCTGTAATTTTTTCACAAGGTCTGGGCTTACGTACGTTCCAAATTGTTGTTTGATTTGGAGTTTCTGACGGTACTCGGATAAGAAACTCAGGAATGTATGATACGCCCAATAGAGAATCGAGATAACTACGATACCACTAAGGTCAAGTAAGTAGGAAGATTTATAGGCATACCCCATTCCATAGATAGCGCCTACTATTACTAGTACTAATGCTAGTACAGAAACATAGATTCTACTAACCGTAAGAGCCAATAAGGTGAAGCTAAGTAAACCGAAGGCAAGCTTAGCAGAAAGACTCCACGACGGAGAAGATGGTGCGGTACCCGCGATAAGATTGTGTAGTATGTTTGCTTGTATTTCATGAGGATATTTTGCACCTGCGGGAGTCCCTACAGGATTTGTTATTCCTTCGGCAGTTGTTCCAAATATAACGAATGGAGCTTGTATTGGATTTTCCATATACTCTGCCGCTGTTTGTTTATAAAATGTTGTGTTCCAGTTCAGAAAAATACGTCCATTGGGGTCTGTGTTTATTAAAGGGTAAGTCGGTACTCTAATCCACTCAATACCCTCTGGTGTTGTTTTTAGCTGGTACGAAGGATCGCCTAACCCTACTCTTAAGAGTTCGAGTGCGAAGCTTGGGTAAAGT